CAAATGTTAATTCTCAGCCTGTAGTGATGAATTCCTGGGAAATTACCATATCAAGACCGTTTGTCCGTGTGGGATACATTGACACAACTGATTATAATCCATACGGCTATGTACAGACAGGCCCATATGAAGTGACTGGTAATATTGTTTGTAAGCGTGATGATACGCTAGAAGATTTAGCAACACAATTAAAAGGCAACAGTGCCGGTATTGCAGTTGATATAGCTGAAAGCAGTGGATTTACAATTGCACTTCCTGACGCAATGATTGATAATTCACAGCCGGAAACAAGTGATTACATGCTTCAGAACATTCCATTTCGAGGTTTTGCAGCCAGTGAGACTGCAAACATAATTAGTATTACAGCATCATAACCTGGATCATAACAAAAATGAAAGAAAGTTATGACAGTAAAAACACCACACGGCAAATTTGAATGCCGGGATTTAACCTTTAAGGACAGGCGTGATCTCCACAAACTGGAAATTCAAGCTGTCAGTACTGAAGGTGAAGTAAACACAGCGCAGTTTTACTCTGTGCTGGAATGGGTAATGGAATTTGCGTTTAAAGATCCAGAGGCCCAGCTCGCTAAGTTGGACGACAACCAAATTGATGAAGTGCTGATGGCAGTCTATAATGCTTATAAAGAGCCAGACAAAAAAAAGTAATTAAGCACCGCGTAGCGATGTGGATGTTTTATAAGAAACAACCGAGCAGAAATCTGGTATTCCCATACCAGGCAATGTCTCCCACGCTGCGCAAAAAAATAACATACACAGAAGACGAGCTGTGGGAAGAAGTGGATCGTATTCTGGCGGAAGATCCAGAGAACAAGTTTACCGCTGGTGCTAATCTCTACCACAATCTCGTCCACTGCGCTGATTCATCCTACTTCTGCGATGCAGAAACCAATATGAGCATTGAAGAATATATGAGTATGAAACGCTTTAACATCCCGCTTTCAAGAACAATAGACGAAGCAGATTATGCTCGTTTAGTCGTCTTTTCAGCTATTGATGAAGAGTATAATGCATTAATACAACAGGAACAAGATGCCAAAGTTCATAATTGAAGTAAGATCCAAAGGCTTTGATAAAGCCACACGAGACTTTAATAGAGTTAAAGAATCTGCAAAAGGATATGAGAAAGCAGTTGGCAATGCACGAGGTACTACATCTGGATTCAGACGACAGCTTGGTGCGTTAAGAAATAATCTATTACTATTAACCTTTGCATTTGTTGGTGTCTCCAAAGGCATTGGCGGTTTTGTTCGTGCAGCATCCCAGTTTGAAAGTGTAAAAACAAGATTAGTTGGCTTAACTGGAAGTGTACAGAACGCAGAACGTGCCTTTGCAGCATTCAATGAGATCGCAGCCACCACACCATTTGAATTAAACGATGTTGTACAGGCTGGCGCTACTCTTGAAGCATTTGGTGTAAAAGCAGAAGTAATAGTACCCGCAATTACCGATCTTGCTGCCCATATGGGGATGACAATGCCGGAAGCTGCCAGTGCATTTGGACGTGCCTTTGCGGGAGGCGTAGGTGCGGCGGACATTTTTAGGGAAAAAGGCGTTTTACAAGTTATTAGCGATACTCAAAAGATCGATGATTTAACAAAACTCACATTACCGCAATTTAGACAAGAATTAATAAGAACATTAATTAATCCTACCGCTGGTATTGCCGGTAGTTCCAAGCGTATGGCAGACACATGGGAAGGTGCAGTCAGCAATATGCGGGACTCTATTACCAGATTTCAGGCACTTGTTGGTGATGCAATGCTGCCGACATTGAAAAAAATGGTAAAGGCAACAGAGCAGTTCTTTAGATCCATTGATTTGCAAACTCTGGCCCAGTTTGCCACATCTGTTGGTGTTGCAACTACCGCTTTGGCTCTGTATCAAGCCAGAGCGATAGGCGCAGCGGTTGTGACTGCTGCAATGACATTGAACTGGAAAAAATTCATTGGTGCTGTAGTATTAGGTGGATTAGCGTTTGCTGTAGATGAATTGCTCCAGATGACAGATGCATTTAGCGGTCTGTCTAAACAGGTAAATGCAAATACATCTGCACAGAAAAATCAGAATTTGGCTACTAAGCAATACATAAAACAATTGGGTCAGACTACATCTGCAATAGGAGTAACTGCTGAAGCTCGACAGCGTCTTAATGCTATAATGATGGATACTGTTCTTTTAACAATGCAGAATAATGGTGTAGATGAAAAGCGCATTATGATTACACAGGCAATATTCCGGGCAGAGCAATCATTATCGGAAGAATTGCGGGATGTGGTCACTATAAATAGAGATCTTGCAACACAAGGAATTTTCGCATTTAATTTGTCACAAACTGCTACAGAACAGCAAAGACTGGAAGCAAATGCGATCCGACGCAAAACAGAAGCGCAAATAGAATCAATAATGACTGGCAAACAAGTCATCAGTACCAATAGCAGAATAGCCAGTTCATTTAATAGTGTTGCCAATGCAATTGGAGTATTGAAAGATGAAACTCAGGACTCCAAACAGCAATTTCTTGCTATAATACGGATTCTTGGAGGTCTTGCATCGTCTTTTGGACCGCAAGGTGCAATGTTTGGCGGTGCTTTGAATATCGGTGCAGCAATGTTCGGACACACCGGCGGTCTGGTAAAGAACAATGGCATCCAGCGCTTTGCAACCGGCGGTATGGTGGGTGGTCAGGACAATGTGCCAATCATGGCACAGGCTGGTGAGTTTGTGATGCGCCGTGAAGCAGTCCAGAATATTGGAGTGCAAAATCTTGCACAGATGAACCGCAGTGGCTCTGCCGGAAGAAGTGTTACAATTAATATTCACGGCGGTGTAGTGCAGGATGATTATGTGCGCAATGAACTAATCCCGGCTATAAACAAGGCTGTCAGTACGGGATCGGTAATCAATGCTTAGTTTTGATTCAGGACTTTCCGATCCATTAAAACTTGCCAACACAACAGCGTTTTGGACGCTTAAATTATATCATACTGATGAATCCGCTGGAGATTTTATTGGTGTAAGTGATACTCACCGCGTAGACGGTACTGATATATATTACGGTTTAGTGTCAAGCTGGGGTACATATCAGCAGTCATTAGACTTCTTTAATTTCACCACATCCACAGCCAATATGACTGTGAAACTGATTAATACAGAAAATTCTATTCAGGGCGGGAGATTCTCAGATTTATTTTCATCCAATAATTTTGCAAACCGAAAATGGGAATTGTTTTTAAATACTGTCTCAGCCGGGACATATGATACTGCTGCCAGAATGATTGGCATTGGCGTTATTTCTGGCGATATCGCTTACGATACCAGTTATATAACATTGACCTTACTGGATTACAGTTCCAAGTACCATAAGAAACTTCCCAAAGCAGTAATACAAAACACAGAATCTGGCGATGATTATTATCATGCCAATGCGCCAAGCAAGAATGTTGGTCAGCCAATACCAATTACATTTGGTGATTTTAGCGATAGAACGGATGTAGGCACTATTCCAACAAGCGGGGCAAACTTTGACAGACATTTCACAAAAGCGAAGTTTCCTGCAATTATTACCGATGAGTGGAGCGCAGCCAATTACCGTACAGAAGCATTAATTGATAGTGTAACAATGAATGCTCTGGATACTGAGAATATATATATGTCTGTTGGTGAGCATTATGGTGCTTGTAATTCGTCCAATGCTTCCAAAAGTGAGGCTGATGCCAAGGTTACTGTAAAAGGCACTGATTGGAAAGTGTATGTACCAGTACAGGCACATAGTGGCTATTCCAGCGGTACAAACTATGCTAATATGATTGATAGCAGTTTTTCCGGTTCTCCATATAATTTAGCTCAAAGCGGTGCTGGGGCAACATCTGTTGGTTTTCGAGTAGGCAAACTTCCGAATCTTGGCGTATTGACTGCTGCGAAATTGTTAATTGATTTTGGCACATTTACAGGATCAGCTCCAGCAGTTAATTTTAGAGTTTCTGCCGGTGCTGGTGCTGGGGGAGATGTTAAAGATACAATTACCTGGAATGGCGGGGATGATGATCCCACAGTCACTGGACTTTTTGGTAGTGGTGAACAAGCAGCCTGGGATATTGAAACAGAGTTTTTCCTAACGATTGATAATACTGGCGGCTCCGGCAATATTAATGTTGACATCAATGAAGTCGGTCTTGAGTTTCAGGTAGAACCGAGTCAATCATTTGAAAAGCAAGTGATAGAGCAGTATGAAGAAAAACGTA